AACGATGTTACAATCTCTAATGATTTAACTGTAACAGGTAACTTAACGGTAAATGGTACAACTACAACTCTTAATACAGACACCCTTGCCGTAGAAGATAACATTGTTGTTCTTAACTCAAATATTACTGGAACCCCATCTACTAATGCAGGAATTGAAGTAGAGCGTGGAACTTCCACAAATGCCTCAATTACCTGGAATGAAACAAGTGATAAGTGGACTGCTGGCATTGCTGGTTCAGAAATTGCTATTGCACGAAAGTATGTTACTACATCAACTGGAACAACACACACAGTCGTTCACAACCTAGCAACATCAGATGTAACTGTTAATTGCTGGCTTGCAGGTGCTCAGGTAGAAGCTGAAATTGTTATAACAGATACAAATACTGTAACAGTAACTACAAATGAATCAATTACAGACCTGAAGACAGTGGTTGTTGGATAATGCTTCCAGGCTTTAAACCACTAAAGCTTTACAAGGGAGATACTTTCTCATTTAGATTGACTTTAGGTGCAGGTGCTAGTGCTTATGACATTACAAACCACACTTTTATTTCTCAAATTAAAGAAAAAAATAAATCTGCAATTTCTGCACAATTTAATTATCAAATTGAAAGTGCGGTTAATGGAATAGTTCTATTAACACTACCCTCTTCAGAGTCATCAAAATTAATTGGTGGAAGAAAATATGTATACGATGTTCAGATGAACACTACCACAAGCTCTATAACTATTGTTACTGGTCCAATTATAGTTGTTTCAGACGTTAGCTCGTAAATTTTTTATTTACACTTCTTATATATTTAGACATTTTTTCTCCTGGTCTAATTTTATAAGAACAGGCAAGACACATAAAAATTACATCTTCATTATCATCAACCCAAGATACAAGGTTTAAATGATCATTGTCGTTTAAACATACAATAGGTTTAGCAAATCCGTAGTTTACTATTTTAATATATCTGTGTGCCTCTTGAATTGTTAACATTGAATAATTCTATCATACTTGACCACTAACGCTAGTTAAGGTACAATGGTTACACCCCACATTTTGGGACAATAATATTTTAACGGAGTGATGAAAAAATGACAGTTCTACCAACAGCCTACCAACAGGTAATTCATAAAACTAGATACGCTAGATGGATGGAAGCTGAAAATCGTAGAGAAAATTGGGATGAAACTGTTGACAGATATATGGACTACATGTTTGATGCAGTGTCAAAACATAATAATTTTGATATTGATAAAAAAACAAAGTCTAGTATTAGACAAGCAATTCTAGAAACAAAAGTTATGCCTTCTATGAGAGGATTAATGACTGCTGGTCCAGCATTAGATCGTGACAGCACATGCCTATATAATTGTTCTTACTTACCAGTAGATTCGCTACGATCTTTTGATGAGGGAATGTATATTCTTATGTGTGGAACTGGTGTTGGATATTCCGTAGAATCTCGTTATGTAAATCAGCTTCCAGAAATTTCAGAACATTTTGAAACTACAGACACAACTATTGTTGTAGAAGATTCAAAAGCTGGCTGGGCTAGATCATTAAAAGAACTTCTTGCACTTTTATGGCAAGGTCAAATTCCATCTTGGGATATGTCTCAAGTTCGTCCTGCAGGAGCTCGTCTAAAAACATTTGGTGGTCGTGCATCTGGTCCAGATCCACTAGATCGCCTATTTAAATTTTCTGTATCTTTAATTAAGAATGCAGCAGGTAGAAAATTAACTCCACTTGAAGCACATGACTTAATGTGTAAGATTGCAGAAGTAGTTGTTGTTGGCGGTGTTCGCCGTTCAGCGATGATCTCGTTATCAGACTTAGAAGACCGAAACATGGCAGCAGCTAAGTCAGGTTCCTGGTGGGAATATAGCGGTCAAAGAGCACTTGCCAACAACTCTGCAGTTTATGGATCTCGTCCAACTATGGAAGTGTTTATGGATGAGTGGAAAGCCTTGTATGATTCTAAATCAGGAGAGCGTGGAATATTTAGTCGTGCAGCAGCACAAAATGTTGCAGCAAAAAATGGTCGTAGAGATCATACAGTAGATTTTGGAACAAACCCATGCTCAGAGATTATTCTTCGTCCATACCAGTTTTGTAACCTAACTGAGGTTATTGTTAGAGACACAGATACCCTTGAAGAACTTAAAGATAAGGTTGAACTTGCCACAATCCTTGGAACATTCCAGTCTTCATTTACTCGCTTTAAGTATCTAAGAAAAATCTGGCAGAAGAACTCAGAGGAAGAAAGATTACTTGGTGTATCTCTTACTGGTCAGTTGTCACACCCAGTTCTAAATGGCTCACAGGGCGTAGAAAAGCTATCTCAGTGGCTAGACGAGCTAAGAGAACATTCTGTATCTGTTAATGCTGAATGGGCTAAGAAAATTGGAATAAATCCAGCAGCAGCAATTACATGTGTAAAACCATCTGGAACAGTATCTCAATTGGTTAATGCATCTTCTGGTATGCATCCTTGGCACTCGCAATACTATGCTCGCACCATTCGTGGAGACATGAAAGACCCTATTACAGCTTTCCTTGTTGACATGGGAATTAAGCATGAGCCAGATGTAATGAAGCCAAATGACACTATGGTATTTACCTTTCCTATTGCTGCCCCAGAAGGTGCAACACTTCGTCAAGATTTGACAGCAGTACAGCATTTAGATATTTGGCTTGCATACCAACGTAATTGGGCAGAACACAAGCCTTCTATTACAGTATCTGTAAAAGAAAATGAATGGATGGCGGTAGGTGCTTGGGTATTTGAGCACATTGATGAAATGTCAGGCGTATCATTTTTACCTTACTCAGAACATACATATCAGCAAGCTCCATATCAAGAAATTTCAAAGCAAGAGTACGAGGTTCTTCTAGCAGAAACCCCTAAAGATCTTGACTGGAAATGGCTAGAGATTTATGAAACTTTTGATGGAACAACTTCTGTACAAGATCTTGCTTGTGTAGCAGGGGCTTGTGAAATAAGTGATTTTGGTACCGCTAAAGCGGTATAATGTATAAGAGGTAACATGTCCTATTCTTCTCTTATATTTAAAGACGCACCATTATGTGTTTGGTCTCTAGAAGATCCAAACGGATCAACTGCTGTGTCTTGTGACACATTTACCAATGACGCTAGTAAAAATGGAGTATATAATACATCTAAAATCTTTATGTCTTCAGTTCCAATTACTTATGCTGGATCTTTTTGTGTTCAAAACTTAGGTTCTTGGGGAGATTCTGGAATAAACTATGCAGCAAGTAATATTCTTTTTACCGTACCATCTCAAGACATATTTTCCTCAAGAACAAGAGCTAGACAATTTTCCTTAGAATTTTGGATGAACTTAGAAATTGACGCAACTGCCCTAGCATCGTCAGTTACTTCAAAAATTGGTGAATCTGAAATTGTTGGCTTTTCTGGAAATACTAATACTGGTTTGTATATTAGAGACCTGGATTATTTAGTATTTAAATTAGGAGATACTGGAAAACAGGTATACGAATCGTGTATTCATGTTTCAAATTTTAATTCCCCACTTCATATAGCTCTTGTCTATAATCAAAACTCCATTCAAATATTTGTTAATGGAGAAGCAGGATCAGAAGCATTTATTGATACTGATCCATTTGTAGCTTATGAATCAAGAAACATTGAGTTTAAATTCCCAGCAAAAATATCATCCTCTTCAGAATATTTTTTAAACATTAGCTATGATACAGTTGCCATTTATAATCAGGTTCTTTCACCATCAACATTAAAAAGACATTATGTCTATGGAGTTGGAAAAGATGTTCCAAGAGAAATTTTTAGTTCTTTAGGTGGAGTTGTTTATGGTTCAAACATGCAAAGAACCTTACCACAAAAACAAATAAATTATTTAAACAACACAAGTTGGACTAGTGATGTTATATTAAATAATTTAGTTCCAACCAGAGACAATTTATCAACAGTGAAGTTTCCTAGACCAAAACTTGTTATTAAAGATCCGATTAACAATGAAAAAACATTTAAAGATATGATAGTTAACGATTCTATAGTTTTTCCAGAAGAATGTTTTTCCTATTTAGAAATAAGCAACTACGAATCAATAACTGAAGGAAATACAAAAAAGGTAGAAGCAAAGTTTGAAATTGATAGTACCCATCAAACCAATGTTCAATCTTTACTTCATGTAAGTTCCTTATCAAATCCAAACGTCTATCTTTCGTTTAAAATAGAAGATAGGGAGGTTTCTTTAACGGTTTCAGGCGAAGAAGAACTAACCTACACCATAAACTCTTCATCAACTAAGTTCTTTATTTCATACTATTTGTTATCTGGAGTAGTATATGCATCAATAAGGGATGATTTAAATGGATCTGCAGAGATATCTTTTCCAGCCTTTAATATATTTCCAATGCAAAACGCTTACTTAAGATTTGGTTCCTCACCTGACTTTTTCCTTGAAACTATTGACCAGACTATTTCTGTTGCCAATGTAAAAAGATTTGATGGAAAACTTTTGCAAGTAGACATATATAACACCTTGTCAAAAACAACCTCTTGGTCAAATTATCCAGCCTTAAAGTCTGGGGTATCTTTGTATCAAATGTATGCAAATTCCTCAATTAAGAAAATTTCAGTTGCTACAAAGGGATCGTTTGAGCTTACAATTTCTTTAGCTAATCTTTTAAAATCATTAGATTTTTCTAAAAATATTGATCAAGTAAAATTAGCAACAAAAGTTGCAGTTGGATCTCAAGCAGCAAAAATAAAATACAATTTTATAAAAGTTACTGGGGGGACAGAAACTGCTATAGATTCCGATCAAGATATAAGAACATTGAATCTTCCAGTTGTTTCATCTAGTATTCCTCCAGTTGCCGATACTCAATATAAAATTGTAGGAGAGTTATTTTCAACAGACTCTGATGTTACTCCAGGAATATTAGACTATTTATCAATAACATCTTACCCAGTTTTGACAGATTCTTCAAAATCATACATAGATGTTAATTCTGATAATAGTGGAAGTAATTTAAGGTATTATTCTAACGTAGACTCAAGCTCTATAAACTATCCATTTAAATCTTTACCAGACATTGATCAAACTACAGATTTATACAGATCTTTTAATACTGGATTTAACCTGGGAGCATTTGCGAGCACCAAGCCCTACATTCAAGTACCAGTTAACACATCTTCAATAGGATCTGACCAAAAAATATACTGTGTAATGTTTACTGGAATACTTAAGTCTGGAGTGGCATCTGGAATGGCTTTAGCTAATCTTGGAGGAATAGATGTTTCTTGGTCTACACCAGAACCATCTGGAACAGAGCTTTATATAAATGGAGTAAGGTATAATTCATCACAAACATATAACAAAAACGCCTGGAACCTTTATGCAATTAAGTTTACCTCTGGAGTGTCAATACCAGCTGATTTAAAGATAGGTCTTAACTCTGCCTCCAATTGGGTGGCAGATAATATTTCTGTATTTACAAATAATATAACTGTATCAGATATTGGAAATATTTATAAAGAATATTTTGGAACGGTACCAACCAAAGTAGTAGACGGTCATCCAGAATCATTTGTTGGAACAGTTTCAGAAGATTCAGGAAATCCTTTTAAGTCTTCAATTCTTCTTTTAGACTCTGAGCTTTCAGATGGGCAAACCAAATTCCAGCCACTTGTTGGTCAATCTGGATTTCACGCATTTACTTTGTGCCCAAGATTAGCATCAACATCAGATAGTGGAAACTGGGTTCTTACTGGAACCTCTCCAAATTTTGTATACACCTTTGGATCAAATAGAGACAATCAGAAGGTTGACAATATTGAACCAGATCTAAATGACTTAATCTTGTTAAAGAACCAAACAACCTCATCACAAAATGGAATATATTTGGTATCTGCTAAAACTAGCACTTCTCTATCTTTAACTAAACAAACAAACCCAACAAACAATCATTTAGTTTTTGTTAAAGATGGGTTTGTTAATAAAAATTATTATTTTATTAAAAGCAGTTCTAACACTTATATTAATTCTGTAATCCAGAGAAAAATTGGAAGCTACGATAAAACTGGACCTCAGATAACGAGAACATTTACTGTAACTTAGTTTACAAATAACGCAAAAAATGGTATCATAGTGGTATGTCACAAAGAAAACAAAAGGTTGTTCCTGTAGAGAGCAACGCAGAATATGGTATTTATGTCTGGAAGTTGCCCAATGGAAACCTATTTCAGGACGATGATGGTAACACCCTGAACGTACCATCCGTAAAGTTTGATATTTTAAAAATGAAGTCCTTAGCCGAAGCAGCAGCATATTATGGTCAACCAGATGGAACACCAGAATTTATGGCAGGTGTGGGTAGGTCAACAGATAATCAGGCAAGAGAAGATATTCAAAGAATGGCTGAAGGTCTAACTCCTTATGGAGATACAGACAACTGGAGAGAGGTACTACAAAAAAATGGAAGAAGTTAGTATTAATGGTGTGTCTATGGACACAACAAAATCGGAATCTATATCTGGAACATCCTCAGACGAGTTTAATTTTGAATCAGAAGACCTATTAAAAAATCTTAGTGGTTTACACACAAATTTTAAAAGAAGTGCAAAAAGAAAAATAGAAAAAGCAGATCAAAATTCACTTTCTGGGGACAAGTCAGACTCTAAACAGATTATTCCAGATAAATACGGATACGGTCTATTTGATGTAGTAGAGCCAAACTATAATCTTTCTTCACTAGCAAAGTTATATGAAGTTTCTGCAGCTAATTTTGCTGCTATTAATGCAAAAGTTGCAAACATTGTTGGTCTTGGATACAGCCTTGACCCAACATTAAAAGTTTTACAAATGATTGAAGATGTTGAAGATCCAACTCTTTTGTCAAAAAGACGCAGAAGAATTGATTTAGTAAAGCAAGAGATTCAGGAATGGTTGGAGTCAAGAAATGATGAAGACACATTTACCTCAACTTTAATTAAAGCCTACATTGATAAAGAAGCAACTGGAAACGGATACATTGAAATTGGTCGCAAGGTAACTGGAGAAATTGGTTACATTGGTCATATCCCAGCAGCAACAGTTCGTATTCGCCGTCTTCGTGATGGTTTTGTACAAATTGTTCAGGGCAAGGCGGTATTTTTTAGAAACTTCCAAGATACTTCACAGCCAAATCCATTTGGCGTAGATGCAAGACCGAATGAAATTATTCACTTAAAAAGCTACACCCCAATGAATACATATTATGGTATTCCTGCAATTGTTGCAGCAAAAAACGCAATGGCTGGTACAGAATTTGCCTCCAGATTTAATCTTGAATATTTTGAAAACAAAGCAACCCCAAGATACATTTTTTGGGTAAAGGGTGCAAAACTTTCTAAAGACGCAGAAACAAAACTGTTTGAATTTTTCCAAAATAACCTAAGAGGACAATCACATAGAACTCTTGTTATTCCTATTCCTGGAGACGAAAATGGTCAAAAGATTGATGTAAAAATGGAAGCAGTAGAGGCAGGTGTGCAGGAGGGATCATTTGATAAATATCGCAGATCAAACCTTAGCGAAGTTCTTATGGCACATCGTGTTCCAATTTCAAAGGTTGGTGCTGCTGAAAACATCTCGCTTGCTAATGCTCGTGAAGCAGACAGAACCTTTAAGGACCAGGTTTGTCGTCCAGAACAAGATGCCCTTGAGAAAAGCATGAATAGAATTATTGCTGAAAAAACAGATATGTTTAAGCTTAAATTCAATGAACTTACTCTTACAGACGAAGATACCCAGTCAAAGATTGACGAAAGATATCTTAGAATGCAAGTAATTCTTCCTAACGAAGTTAGGTCTAGAAAGGGCATGACAGCCCTTCCAAATGGAGATGTTCCCGTTCAATTAACGGCTCAAGGTCGTGCAGAACAAGCAACTCAAGCATCTGGAAATAGAAATAGAGATCAGCAAAGAGAAGCAAATACTGCAGACACTGGAACTGGTGCTAGAGTGGCACAAGGCGAAGGAAGACAACAATCATAACACTATAGTAACAAAAGTGTTATATAATTAAAATGTTATGGTAGATTTACAAAAAGCATCTCTTACTACCAACGG